CAGTTTTGAAAAACTGCATATGATCTTCAGTTAGATTAAAACATAGATTTGTAGAGCAAGACCAGTTAAGATTCGGGAATAATTTTGATACTTTATCCCAGACATAGTACATATCATCCAGCGGAGCAAGGAATGGTTCTCCTCCATGGAATGTAATATTTCCACCATTAAAAGATGGACATTCTTTGTGGAGTCGTTCAAACCACTCTACAGTATGTTCGGGATTAAAGTATATCTTTTTGCCGTTGGTACCATTTGTAAAACAGTGTTGGCAATTGAGTTGGCACGTTTCAGTGGTCTTAAGATAGACCACTAAATCTTTTGGGATTAGTATATCTGAAAGAGATACATTTGTCTTATGAAAGACAATTGGTTGAGTTATCATGAAGCATTATAAAATTACACATTCAACTAATTTCTCAGACATATCTGAGTTTGATTCTAAAGCAATACCAATAACATCGACGCTTGAATGTGCAATTCCAGCAGAAGCTAATCCACCAGCAGAAGCAATAATTCTATCACCCTTACGAATCGCTCCAATAACACGAACTGGAACACGACCTTTAAGAGCGATAGCAGTACCACCTTCTAGGTCATCATTCATAATGTATGCAGGGTTAGCAGATACAACACCAATGGCACGACTACCCCAAGTAGATGCAGTAACTTCTGCATCACCACCAACCATTATAACTGTACCAACTGCATATTCAGCGTCTGCCAAATATTTTTCTGCTAAGTCAGCGTATTGTGCAGAAGTAGAAGTACCATAAATTACAGCAAATCTATTTCCAGATTGTCCGATATCACCAGAACCATTAGTTCCAGTTTTAAGAATAGCAGAAACTTCAGGAGTGCTTGATAATGTAATAGTAGGATTACCAGAAACTCCATCACCATTAGTTACTGTTATAGATCCGCTAGCTGCAATACTTCTTGATAATGCAGTACCTGCAGAATCTTTAACAAAGAAACCATGAGTAGTTACAGAAGCGATTGCTGTTAAATTATTTGAGAATGGCTGAACATCAGAACCAAGAACCAAACCAAGATTTGTTCTCGCTTGAACAGCTGTTGATGCCCCAGTGCCACCATCGGCAATAGCGATGTCAGTAATGCCACTAATAGATCCACCAGTAATAGTAACATTGCTTGCAGCTTGAGTAGCTATGGTTCCTAGACCAAGAGCAGTTCTTGCTGCACTGTCAGAAGTGGCACCAGTTCCACCATTACCAATTGCAACAACACCAGAAACATTGGTAGCATTACCACTAATTGTTCCAGTTATATTACCAGTTACATTACCAGTTACATTACCAACTAAAGAAGCAGTAATCGTTCCTGCAGAAAAGTTACCAGAAGCGTCTCGAGCAACAATTGTGCTTACAGTATTAGCAGTAGCAGAACTTAAACCATCTAGTAAGTCAGCATCTAAACCAGAACCAACACCATCAACAGTTTTAATTTTAGTTAAAACATCGGCAGCAGTATAACTTGTTGTATCAAGTTTAGTGCCGACTTCTGTGTTTAAATTATTAAAGTTAGCGTCTGCTTCTGCAATCGTTAGAGGACTGCCTTTAACACTACGAAGTACGATTACAGCCATTATTGTTTATCCTTAATAAGCATTGTGAGCATATGTTTTATCTCATCTAAATCTGATTCAATTTTTTCTATTTTATCAGAGTTTTGTTTAATTTGTTGATGCAATTCTTCACTAGCATTTTTTCTTTTTAAGTAATTTTCATACTCAGTTCTATTTGTATTTATTACTGCACCACTGGATAGATCTCTTACGAGACCATCCTTATTTTGTATTCTAACAAAACCTTCCATTATGCGCAAGCAATCACACGAAGATCTTTAATTCTTGGTACTTGAGAACTATTAGAAGACTTCATAACAATTTTAACCTGAACTGCATCAAAGGCATTCAAATTATTTAAAGAATAAGAAGCATCATAAAATTGCTCTGTTTCATTTGATGCAGTTGGAATAGGATTTGTTATTGTCGCTTGACTATAAGATTTATTACCAAAAGGTACAGTAGAACCAACTTCATTGGTTTTATACCAAACTTCAACTGTTGCTTCAATAGGAAGATTAACAGCAAAATTAATTCTTAAGAAATTAGAGTGATTTGCAAAATTAACTTTCTTAGTGACATATTTGCTAAATGTAGAACTTTCTGATGGAGCAAGTTCAGAAACAAATCTTTCTCTTTGAGTTAATGTTGCATTACCAGTAATTGCAGTTGGAGCAGAATCAAACGTGATAGAAGTTCCATCTGCAGCAACTGCTGTAATTAACTTAGTGCTAGTACCAGAACTTGCGCCAGCGATAGTTAAAAACTTACCAACAGTTGCAGTCTTAAACGCAGCTTGTTGTGTTGATGTAGTAATAGTACTACCAGAAATAGTTACACCAGTAGCGTTACTTAATATCACACCGTAATCTAAAGAAGCCACATTTAGGTTAGTTTCTGAAGGATTATTAACTTTATTTCCAATAGCAACTAAACTTATTCTATGTGTGTCTATGATAGGAGATACTGCATCGTTTGTAGTGCTCATGACAATGTTTAACTTAGCTGATTTATCACCACTTAGTCCAAAACTAGAATCTGCTTCATTTATTTCAGAAGCAATCATTTTTGGAGATTCGAAATAATTAGTTTCATTTGCCAATACACCACTATAATTAGCATCTTGTACATAAGCAGACTGTGTAGTAGAATCAACAGATTTTCCACTTGTCCCTTTAAATCCAAATCTAACTGGAGTATCAGAGAATGATTGTAGTTGAATCATTGGCTGAATTGCGTCAAACTGAATATGTCTAGTTGCTCTTACAAGAGAACCACCGCTATATCCAGTTGAAGTTGCGTTTGAACCAAGAGTGATACAATAACTATCTAAATCAACATCGCTAATAATATGGTTTGTATTAAATCCAGCAAAAGCAATGCCATTGACATTGGCAGAAACACCACTGATAGTTACATAAGATCCAGATGGAATTCCGTGATTTGTATGATATACACGAACTTTTGCAACACCCGATCTAGTTTCAAATGGTGCTGGTTCTAATCTAACTGTTGTAAGAGCATCATTATCAAACTCAACATTAGACACTACACCAGTTTCAAATTGGCAACGATGAATTGTGAACTTTAAATCTTGAGTTTGATCTGCAGACCAAGTAGAAGCGTTTTGTGATTTAAATAATGAACCAAGATATGGTTGCTCAGAAATAGTACGAGCAGTTCCTGGCATTAAATCACCAACTTGAGAAATCCAAACTTTATAATTATTTGAATCTGACGCTAAAACAATAGCATACTCAGCATTCTCTTGAACATAAACTGGACTTGGGAATGTAAATGTAGTTGGAGTATCATAAGAATTAACATTCACATCATCTAACAATACAGTATTTGCAGAAATGTTTACTTGTTCTGGTTTTAAGGTTACACGAGAAAACGCAAGAACTCTCTTTCCAGGATATCCATTAACTGTTTCACGAATCTCTAGTGTAACTGGAATTGCTGTATCTTTAGTGGCAAAGAATATATCAACTTTAGATAAGAAACATCCACCCTTTTGTTCAATCAAGAATGTTTGGGCAAGAGGATCGTACCAACCAGTATCAGCAACAACTCGGTCAGAAGTTTGAGTGATAACTTGGTTATCTTCAAGTGGTTCTTGTGCTAGTTCTGCATTGCGAACAGCGTGTACTGTTCTTTGTTTGGTTTCAAGGATACCCTCAGCACGATAATTTGCTCTTGCACGAGAAGTAAACGCACCATTTGCATTAGTAACATCAACTAGTTTAATCTCACGACTACCACAACGGAATCTTATTGCTTCTGTGTTTGGAATATTAAACAATAATTGAATATCACCATTAAAGTTTGATACTAAAGTTCCACCAAGTGCTTTAGTGGTAACTGTTCCAACAGTTCCAGTAGCAGCTGTAGCATAATCTAGTGTATTTGATGAAGAAATCGTTTCACCTGTAGAGAATGTTCCTTGAATATTTTGCACATATAATGCAAATGTTCCGTCGTCAAGGTTATAATCTTTTCCAACAACAACTGCAGTAGCAGCAGATGTGCCTCCAGTAATAATATCACCACGATTTAAACATACTTGAGAATCGCCATCAATTCTTCTAGTAGTAGCAGTAGCATTAGATCCAACATTTGTTTCTGTATCAAATTTGTTATGTGTTACTAGTCTTGCTGCAGCGTTTGCACCAGCTGGAGTGTATGTTATTTTAGATGCTGGAGTTACATAAGCAGAAATATCAATACCATCGAAGAATGGATAGAAACGAGTGTTTGGCTTTAATTTTTGAATTTGAACAAGAATATTTCTTGAACGAATATATGGAATTACAGCTGTAGAAAGAACACGATCTGCAACTACTTGCCTGTCAATTTTTGTGACTACTGTTGTTTTAACACCAGTACGAGATTGACCGATTTGTGTGGCTGAAGTTTCAACCGTAATTGTTCTAATACCCTGACCAGTTAGATTTATATTTCGAGTACCAACATTTACTGGTGTGCCAGTCCACTGAGTTTGCCAAGCATTCCAAACACTACCAAGAACACCAGCCTTTTCAGCAAGAGTTGCTACTGTTGTAAAATTACCTTCAACATCAATAACTAAATCTGGACGACGATCTGTGTCAAACCAATCATCTGAAGAAGGATTAATTCTTACGTCACCAAGGAATGTGAATACTGCAAATGGATTAATGTTTTCTAAACGAGAAGCATACGCTTGGGTGATAAGAGGAAGATCAGCAACAACTGGCAATGTAATAACTTCACCATATAATTTGTAGTTTGCTAAAGCACGATCAGTATCAGAAGAAACAGATTCAATTAAATTTACATTTTGAGTCACACAGAACGGACGAAGTTCTGCCTTTTCCATATCAATAGAATTTAAATAATCTGGAGATGTGGTATCTCCAGTATTATGTCCTGAAAAATTATCTACAATAAATCCATTTTTAAATCTAGTCAAACCAGCTGCATCTATTATATTTAAAGATTCAGTTTGTTGCTCGAGTAAGGATAGTGATGTATAATATTCTAAGTTATCAATTCGTTTTTCTAATTTACCGATATCACGCATGGTGTATCGTTTATTGTCCATTCGATTTATTTGTACATTATTGTTTGATATACCAAAAGTGTATGGCTCTAATGTTAGATTATAAAGAACTAATCCAAGTGTAGGATCAAGAGGTTCACCTGGATTTAATGACGACACGCCATTGATACCAAAGAATTGACCACCAAAGTCTACTGCAATTTTGGTTTTTCTTGCGAGATAATATTCAAAATCGGTTGTAACATCGATACCACGTTTTGGTAGTAGTGTTACAGAAGATCCAGTACTGGTAAATCCTGTACCAGCATCATTAATTCTTGGTCTAAAATCAATAACATCTCTTAAAGGAATGCCTTGAAAATTAGGAATTGCTCCATATTGAACACTTGCAGGATAAGAGTCTTTAGTGAAGTAATCACCACTGCCGTGTGTGAAGTAATCATATGTTACTTGAATCGGTGCTTCGGGTGGAGCATAAGAATTTTTAAGTATTAATCTTGCTTGATCATAGTAAGTAGATCTTTGTCCACTATCAAAAATAAAACGATCTGAAATATCAATTTCGAATGTAGCACCTGGAGATGCAAATGTTCCAGATTTCATCTTCACTGAAACTAAACGATATCCGTCTGCATGTCCAAGCAACAACTCAGTAACTTGGGCAGTGGCTTGTGTAGTAAATGATATTGTATCAGCTGAAACTAGTGTTTTTGTTTTTTCAGTTAAAGAAGCACCACTTTTATTAACAGCTGCGATAACAAAAACATTTCTTCCATTTAATCCTGAGCTAACAGCAAGAGTGGCAGATGAACCTGATGGAGTCGCAGTAGCAGTAACAATTGCACCACCACTTGTAGCATCAGTATCAATAACAGTATAGTTATCAGTTTCTGCAGCTGATGCAAAAGTTCCAGAAGAAGTAGTAATAGAAATTGAACCAGCAGATACGCTACTGGTGAATGTTTCATATACTGTGTAAACTGTATCACTTACACTTTTAATTGCGTAGTATGGGAATGGGAATAGCAGAGATGTGTTTTCTGGTTCCAAAAGTTGCGTCTCAAGCCTGTCAAGTGTAACACCAGTAACAGTTGCATTAGAATCAATAGTCAAAGAGATTTGGGAAGCGATAGCAGTAACTCTTCGTAGGGCAGTGCCCAAGAAAATATAATCATCTACTTTAAGATCAGTTTGAAAAGAAGTCCCAGTTCCAGTTAATGTAGTAGAAGTTGCTGCAGTAACAGAACCAATTAAACGAACCAGTGTTCCAGAACCTACTGCAGTTGTAGATTCGATATCAGCAGTAAAGTTTAAATTTACATCACTAC